TCATTTCTGAAGTCACAACTAGGGCGCTACCTTGTTGGATGCTGCGAGCAAGAACTGCGAGATGCACAAGAGGCGCTAAGCACGGTTTCTTGGTGGAGGCATAATAGAATCAAGCAATTGCAGAATCAGGTATGGAGGGCGAAGTCTTTCACCCTTTGGCTAAATGAGCTGATACACGCGTCGAGATCGGCTGAGCAGGCACTTTCACAATTTGAACTGGAAGACTGACAATCATGGATGAGCAAGAACAGGATCAGGTAATTCAATCTACTCCAAACCCGCGCAATGCCGCGATGGAGCAGATTGCAAAGGCCGCTCATGAGTTGCATTCGAAAGATTTGCAGGATGTTGACTTTGAGTCTGACAAAATCCTCGATAAAGCTCCTGTAGAGGCTGAAGAAAAGAAGCCTGATGCGACTCCAGTTGTTGCGGTAGACAGCCCAGCCCAGGAGCGGCGCTCTGTGACTATCGTCGTCGATGGTCAGCAAATCGAAGTTGACGAATCAAAGATTATCGAAGCTGGTAAACGGACGCTGCAGAAGGAAAGTGCAGCAGACCGAAGACTGGCTGAGGCAAACGAGTATTTGAAACGAGCCAAAGCGCAGGCATCACATGACCCTGCCGAGGTTCAGGAACTACCCTCGGGCGTTCCTAATGAGGCGCAGCATCAATCTACCCCGCTTGACGTGGTGGCGATTGAGAATCTCTTGGAAAACAAGTTGTATCTGCGCGATGCAAGTAAAGCGGCCAACCAATTCAAGGAAGAGTACAAGGACATTGCGTCCGACCAATTCTTGATGAAACTCGCTGCTCAACTCGAAGATCAGCGTCTAGCAGAAGCACGCGCACTAGGTGAGCCTTTTGGCGATCCCGTGAAAGCGTATTTCGCGCATGGCGAGAAGATCAGGGAATGGGCAAAGTCGAAAGGTATCGCGCAAGCGACCCAGCCGACAGTAGAGGAAAAGGTTGAGCGCAAGCGGCAGATTGTCGCTGTACCTGGGGCTAGCGTTAAACAAGCAGCTCCGAAGGAAATCAAACCCCTCGAAGGCTCGGCATTGATCGAAGCCATGCGAGAGGCCAGGAAAGCAGGGCGGCCCACTGGGCCCCGTCAAAACATTCACTAAGGAAATTCATCATGGCACAACTCTGGGCTACCAATACCCTTGGTGGCTATTTCTATTCGCTGAATCTGTCGGATATTCTCCGCCAGGCACTTCAGCCGGCAGTCAAGTTCCGTCAGTTCGCTGACGTACAAGACGCCAGTCAACAAGGCAAGAAGAAGGGTGACACGTTCACCTGGGATCGCGTTTCGAATATCCAAGTGCGTGGAACGACGCTCACGGAAACGAACACGATACCGGAAAGCCAGTTCACGATCACTCAAGGGACCTTGACGATCACTGAATTGGGTAACTCGATTCCGTACTCCGGCAAGTTGGAAGATTTGTCGAAGTTCAGCGTCAAAGATACCGTGATGCGGGTTCTCAAGAACGATGCAACCAAGACATTGGATGCTCACTGTCATACGCAGTTCAATCTGACTCCAAACCGGATCGGAGCTGCTACGACTACGAGTGTGGTTCTGTCAACTGGCGGCACGTGTACGACAACGAACAGCCAAGCGTTCAACAACACGCACGCGAAACTGATTGTTGACATCATGAAGGAAGCAAACGTCCCGGCCTACACGGCTGACGACTACTACGCTATTGCTTGGCCTTCAACGTACCGGACGTTCAAGAACAACCTTGAATCCATCCATCAGTACACCGAAACCGGCATGACCATGATCATGAACGGCGAAATCGGGCGCTATGAAAACGTCCGCTACGTCGAACAGACCAACATCCCCAAAGGTGGAGCTGCTGATACCACGACCTTCAACGCATACACCAACACGGCAGATGCGTGGAATGGTGGATTCAGCGACTGGATTTTCTTCATCGGGGAAGAAACTGTCGCAGAGGGCATTGCTGTACCTGAAGAAGTGCGGGCCAAAATCCCCACCGATTTCGGTCGCAGCAAGGGTGTTGCTTGGTATGCGATGCTTGGTTACGGGTTGGTTCACACCGACACGGCTCAGGCTCGCGTCTACAAGTGGGACTCGGCAGTCTAGTTTTCTCAAATCGGACTCATAGGGCCTTCCCCCTCTGTCCAAACGCTGCACGCGGGAGGCGCGTGTGTGCATGAAAGTCTGACATGACGACAGGTACTCTTCGATACGACCACCCTGCTTACATTGCCCGGCTGGCTTACATGCCTCCGGCTCTGGCAGCGGGTGCTTCCGGGGCGACCAGCAAGTTCTGTGCATTTGCAGATATGAAAGTGATGGCGATTGTTGCCAACACGGTCACGGCTGGAACCTCTACCTATACCGCGTGGAACGGAACGGCAACGGTAACTCCTGTTCTTGGAGATACGGTGTCTGGCATCCGTGTAAGCGCGACTACGACGACAACCTACGGCCCATTCACTTTGGGTACTGCGGCTGGTCAAGTGCGCCGCATTGAACTCGGAACGTCGACCGGTGCAGGTCAACCGACTGGAGGCCCGGGCCTTCCGTTGACGGCCGGCGACACGTTCCATCTGGTTCGAGGTACGGATGCAACTGCGGTAAACAGTTTCTCCTGTGAGCTGCAAATTGCAACGACCGCGGCCCTGACGATCACTCCAGGCGGTTTGTAACCGTCTTCCGGGGGCTTAGGCCCCCGTTTTTAAAAGGAGCAAACATGCTTCCGCCGAAACTGAAAAATCGTGCTGTTTGGGGCAAGGGAGAGGGTGGGAAAGACGCGACCGGATTTGAGGTGGTCAAAGATTCTGGAGACAGCAAAATCTTCGCTGACATTTGCCGAGACCCAGAGAATCAAGGATGGAAGGGCTCGCCGAGGGAGTTCATCAGCGAAGACGAAATCGCAGAGATTGACAGCCCATATCTACGGGATTGAATGAATGCAACGACTGAAACAGTTGTTGCATGTGTCAGACCAGGAGATGCAGACACAGCCAGGATCGTTGATCGGGTATGACGGCATCTGTGAATTATGTTCAATCGCCCGTGATTGCCCTCCTGGGTGTTTCGTCGAACTTGGGGTTTATCAAGGTGGAAGTGCCTGGGCTTTGGCTGTTGTAGCAAAGGAGCAGAAACGCAAGCTCTACCTCTACGACACCTTTGAAGGAATTCCCTGTAAGGATCAACTGGACACACACAATATCGGTGACTTCTCGGATACATCGTATGAGAGCGTGTGCGCTGCAATTCCTTACGCGAACGTCATCAAGGGAGTATTTCCAAAGTCACTTGTCGATATGGAACCTATCGCTTTTGCTCATATCGACTGCGACCAATACCAATCGACAAAGGATGCGATAAACACTTTCCGACCAATGATGGTCAAGGGTGGAATCATGGTGTTCGATGATGTCTACCTATTGGATGGGGCAACCAGGGCTTTCGAGGAAGCAAGGTTGAATAGAACCCCGGGCTCCGGCAAGGCAATGGCGAGGTTCTAATGGTTTGGAGACGCGACGATCCGCAGGGAAACGAGTCCGGCAAGATTAGGTGGGAACTTGTCAGGTACACGCGCGGGCGCGGGTTGGACCTTGGTTGCGGTCCGAATAAAGCCTTCCCGCACATGATCGGCGTGGACAACTACACCGATACGCAGTTGTTCGGCATCCAGATGCAGCCAGATGTCGTTTGCGATGTCTCGAAGCTTATGTTCGGTTCCGCGACGATGGACTTTGTTTACTCAAGCCATTGTCTGGAACACATTGAAGAATGGCAAGAAACGCTCAGGGAATGGTGGCGAGTAGTCAAACAGGGCGGCTTCATGATCCTGTACCTGCCACATGAAGACCTTTACCCAAAGATCGGTGTAGAAGGCGCAAACCCAGATCACAAGTGGGATGTAAACGCAGAAAAAATCATTTCCGCAATGGAGGGCTTAGGAGGCTGGTCATTGCAGCGGAATGAGAAGCGCGACCAGGGGTTTGAATACAGCTTGTTCATGGTGTTCCAGAAGCGCGGGGACAAAAAGCAAGTCCGCAACGACCTGACACCCAAACCCGCAAAGACGGTGGCAATTACCCGCTTCGGCGGTATCGGCGACATGGTTCAGATGACATCCATCCTTCCGGGCTTGAAGGAGCAGGGATTCCATGTGACGGTGTACACCACGCCGAGAGGCTCGGAAATCATCCAACACGAGCCGCTAATCGACGACTTCTATGTTCAGGACACGGACCAGGTTCCAAATGCCGAACTGGGCCCGTTCTGGGACCATGAGCGAAAGAAATTCGACCGCTGGGTGAATCTGTCAGAGTCCGTTGAAAGATCGTTCCTGGCCCTTCCTGGAAGCTCTCAGCACGGATGGCCTCATGCTGCTAGACACGCTCATTTGAACAAGAACTACTACGACATGATGCACCTCATCGCCGAGGTTCCCATGCCGCCGAAACCACGGTTCTTCGCAACGACTGAGGAAAAGGACTGGGCGCGCAAGGAACGAAAGCGCATCGGAGGTGATTTTCTGATCATGTACTCTCTGGCAGGATCGAGCGTGCACAAAATCTGGCCGCACATGGACGGGTTCATTGCCAGGGTGCTTGTAACCATGCCAAACGCCAGAGTGATGACCGTTGGCGATGAGTTCTCGCAACTTCTGGAAAGAGGATGGGAGGATGAGCCAAGAGTCATCAAGCGGGCGGGCAAGAATACCGTTCGAGAGTCTCTGGCCCTCCTTGCTGAATGCGACATGGTCGTTGGACCAGAGACAGGAATGCTCAACGCGGCGGCTCATTTGACGATGCCTAAAATATGCATCATGAGCCACAGCAGCCCCGAGAACCTGACCAAATATTGGGTGAACACGGCAAGCGTTGAGCCGCAGAAGACTGCCTGCTACCCATGCCATCGAATGCAGTATGGTTTCGAGCACTGTAACCGGGATGAAGCTACGGGAGTCGCGGCCTGTGCCGCTGATGTGTCATTGGATCAGGTATGGGCCGCATTCGATACGTTTCTTAGGAAGGCTGCGTAATGGCTACGTCAGGCACGGTCACATACTCGGTCACCGAGCTGGACATCATTACCGATGCCCTGGAGAACTGCGGCGTTTACGCTTCAAACGAGACAATCCGCAGCGAGGATGTGGACCTTTGTCGTCGAAAACTGAATCTCATTTACAAGCAATGGAACAGTCAAACCGATTTCGCCCCGGGCCTGAAGATGTGGACCCGCAGACGGGCAACGATGTTTCTGCAAAAGGACCAAAGCATCTACAGCCTTGGCCCAAGCGGGGACAACGCGACGGAAAGTTACGTCGAGACGAGCCTCACGGCAAACGCAGCAAACGGCGCATCTACCCTCACGGTAGCGTCGGTGACTGGGATGACATCCGGGGATTTCGTTGGCGTGAAGCTGAACACCGGGGCGATCTTCTGGACGACGATTAACGGCGCTCCTTCATTCCCCACGGTCACATTGACAGCAGTCACGACTGGGGCTGCGGCATCGGGGAATCCGGTATTCACGTACACGACCAAGATGCGCAGGCCGTTTGAGATTCTGTCAGCTCAGATCAAGGACAGCGATGACGTGCACTCCTTGGTAAATACGAAAATGATGCTAGGAGAATACGAGTCAATCGGTGTAAGAAGTACGGAGGGGACTCCTCAGAACCTGTACTTCGAAGCCCAAAGAACCAACGCCAAAATCTATCTCGACGTTGAGCCAGACAACACGTCAAGCGTTTTGACGATGGTCTACACCTCCTACATCGAGGACACGACTGCGACGACCGATCAGGTGGACTTCCCAGCCGAATGGTTCAAACCTCTTTCCTGGCAACTCACAATAGACATTTGCCCGAGCTACACAAAGCAAGTAACTCCAGAGATGAAAATGGCGAGGGACGAATCTATGCGCATCGCACAGAGGGCTTATCCTCAAGAGAACCATGAGTTCTTCATGACAGACCCGGATGATTACTGATGGACTTGTCGCAACTCACCGATGCCCAGTTGCGAGCGATGTCATTCGACGGGATTCGAAAACTCAGGGAGATTTTCCCGGACCAGGCATCGCAGAACAGGCTCGCCCCGTTTGACAGAAGCAGTTTCGTTCGGGAAATGATGCAGGAGCGCGGGCCGCACGCTGGGATAGCGCCCGCTCTTGTGTCACCCGTTTTTGAGGCGTTGAAGTTCCTCCCGGGGCGGATGGGCTCAAGAAGCGAGCCATCTTTGCAGAACGCTCTAGCAGGCGCTGTAGGGTTCGGACAAGGTTTGAACGAATGGAACCAGTCCAAGATCACCAACAAGCCGCGCCAGATTGACCCTTTGAATGCACTGAGATGATCCCGTTTGTCGGCCCCAGCTATCAACTGAACACAAGAAAGGCTGATGTTCAGCGGACAGTAAATATGTTCGTCATCAAGACTGAAGTCGCAGGCGGAAAATCTGCAATATACCTTGAATCAATCCCAGGTCTGACGGTGTTTTCTGAACCTGTTGCGGCTGTGCCAGGCTGGAATACTACCAACGAGTCTGGCGTGTGGACATTCACTAATTCAGACTTTACGGCAGAGGCGACATGATTGATTGGATCGACCCGACATTTCTCTGGAGCCTAATTTCTGGGATTGATTGGTATACGTTTCTATTCGGGGACGGCACCAAGAATCTTTGTGATGAATTTTTAATAGGTAGATATGTGGTGTCAGTAAGTGGGGTAACTGCTGGGCTGAAGTACGGGGAAATAGTGTTTGATGATGTCACAAGCCCTGGAAACGTTAATGGGATACATGCCGGGATTAGATTGCTAAGCACTGCTGGTAGTGTTCGCAGCGGCATGTGCGTATCTAGTTCGGGCCTAATTTGGTTCTCGGATGCGGCTCTTAATTTCCCAAATCACACGGACGGACCAACATTTACAGCCGGACAAGTCGCCATGTTTGCCGTCAACAATACAAACGGCAAATGTTGGCTCGGGAAAGTTGGAACTGGTTGGTATGCATCTGGAGACCCAGCAGCAGGGACTGGGCAAGTCGTTACACTGGCAACCGGCCTATTCCACCTGGGGGCGGCGCTAGAACGTGACGGTGCTACACCAACAGCAGGAGCCCAGTTCTCCTTACGTACACAATCAAGCCAATTCACAGGCTCAATTCCGAGCGGCTTTTCAGCCTGGTACCCATGACAGTACTTAGAGGAATGATTGCTACAGCCGGCGGGACCGCTCTTTATGCGGTCGTTGGCAATGGTTTCTACTCGATCAACAGTGCAGGAGATCGCACATCGTTGGGCTCGCTCGTTTCGTCCATTGGTTATGTGGACATGAAGATCGGGGAGCAACAGCTCGTTATTGTGGACGGCCCTTTTGGTTACACGTACAACCTGACAACCCTGGCTTTCGCACAGATTTCAGACGCTGATTTTGTTGGTTCTGCAAGAGTTGCTTATGTTGATGGTTACTATTTGTTCACAGAGCCTCAAACGCAGAACTTCTACATATCCGCGTTGGAAGATGCCTCGACACTAGACGCATTGGATGCGACTCCGGTTCAAGGCGGGCCGGATAGATTGGTTGCTGTAGTTGGGGATCACAGAGAAGCTTGGCTGTTTGGAGAAACAACGATTGAAGTTTGGGTAAACACAGGAAACGCTGACTTTCCTTTCGAGCGCAACGACTCAGCCTTCATTCAGAATGGTCTGATGGCTGCGTTCTCGGCTCAATCACTGGATAACACGCTCTTTTGGCTTGGTAGAGACGAGCGCGGAGGCGGGCAGGTATTCAAGTCAGAGGGTTACCGGGCTGTTCGCGTGTCAACGGATGCTGTGGAGCAGCAAATCCAGTTGTTCATCAGAAACGGCGGGGACATCTCCAGGGCGATTGCCTACACATACCAGCAGAACGGGCACGCGTTCTACGTCCTGAAAATACCCGGAATGACAACGTGCTGGGCCTTTGATGTCGCCACTGGGTTTTGGCATGAGCGAGCCGACTTCGTGAACGGAGATTACGTTCTTCACCGAGCAAGCATGCATGCCTATTGCTACGGTAAGAATCTTGTTGGCTCCTATGAGGACGGGATCATCTACGAATACGACCCTGACGCATTCACCAACGCCGGAGATACATTGGTGAGAGACAGGATTTCGCCTCACTATGCCAAAAAGACTATGGCAAGGACGTTCTTCGGCAATTTCGAACTCGATTGCCCGGTAGGTGGCGGTGACGGGGATGTCATGCTTCGCATTTCCAACGATGGCGGAGAGAACTTCGGCAATTGGAGAGCGTCGCCTATCTCTACGGGTGAGACGACAGGAAAAGTCCGATGGACGCGGAACGGAAGTGCTTTTGATCGTGTATGGCACGTCAGGTGCGCTGACGATATGCCGTTTGCAATAATCGACGCTGCAATCGAGGCCCAATGAGCCGTGTCAAGCTTCAAGGTGTAGCTCTAGGAACCTTCAAAGGCCCAGAAGGTAAAGACGTTCTCGTCTACATCACTCGCGAGTGGTTGAAGCTGTTCAATGGGCTCGGCATTGATCTAGCCGCATTGCAAGCAGGGATAGATGCAAGTGCTGCGCTAGTTCATTCACACGTCAGTGTCGACATTACAGATTTCACCGAAGCGACACAGGATGTTATCGGTGCAATGGTTGTTGCTGCGGGGGGAACTTATGACGACGCCAGCGGGGTAATTACCTTCCCAGCATCTTCCGTAGACATCACCAGTATTACGGCCCGAGTTAGCAGGTTGGAGGGAATCTTCCCTATTCACGGTATGGATGGGGAGGACGGAGATTCCGGGCCGCCAGGAGCGGCGGGTCCAGCCGGCGCCACCGGAGCTACCGGACCCCCTGGAAGCGGCGGCTCTGGAAGCGGAAGCGGCATGCCCGGGGCTGACGGGGAAGATGGAGAACAGGGCCCGCCTGGGTGGATGGGAGCAACCGGACCAACAGGAAGCCAAGGACCTGCGGGGCAAAGTATTCCTGGATTAGACGGAGAAGACGGAGACCAGGGGCCGCCGGGTATTTCGGGTGCGGCAGGTTCTGCCGGGGCAAATGGCGCAACTGGAATCCAAGGCATACCCGGGTTGGACGGTGAAGATGGCGATATGGGTCCGCCCGGCCCGCCCGGGTCAAGTGTTGCAGGTGGAATTACGCCGAAAAGGATAGTAGGAATGGTTTTCGACGGTGGTGGAAGCCCGCCTACTGTTGGAAGCGTGGGGTATGTCGTCTGTCCATTCGCAGGGACAATCGATCAATGGCATTTCGTCGCGGACCAATCTGGTTCAGCGGTAGTCGATGTTTGGAAGGCTGCGGGATCAATCCCGACCAACGGCAATACAATTGCAGGCACCGAAAAACTCACCCTTTCTGCGCAGCAATTATCTAGTGACACTGCACTTTCAACGTGGACTACCTCAGTATCTGCCGGGGATGTTTTTGGGTTTGAAATAGAATCAGTTTCAACGTGCACTAGGTTAACTGCCGAAGTGCGCATTCAGGAGTCTGCCTAATGGCAATCTATTCACTCGCACAGCGAACTACAGTCACCACCATTGGAGCAGCTTCGCATGCTTTCCTGAGTCCTGCCACAAACGAGGCGGCCTTGATGGAATGGGGCTATTTCAACGGCGCGGCAACTGCATGCGTTACTGGCCTGGGGCGCTCTGCGAATACTCCAACCCTCACTGGAGGTGTCGCCTTCCTCGCGGAAGACGAAGGAAGGCCTACCGGGTTGACTCAAGGAGCCGTAGCGTTCGGCACTGCCCCAACGGTTCCAACCAATTTCTTCCGCAGGTTTTCTCTCGCTGCTTTGGTTGGGGCGGCGGTAGTCTATACCTTCCCTCGCGGGATTGTCCTACCTGCTGGCGGTCAGGCAATCGTCGCATGGAACATAACTGCGAACTCGGCGGTTGTTGATATTCACGCGGTTTGCGACGAATGACGAATAGGTAGAGCGCAATTGAGAAAGGCGGCAGGGCTATGAAGCGCGCAACCATTGAAGACCTTCACGGCGATACGGTGGTTGCGACCATCGAAATCGCCTTGATGCGCAGTGGAATGATGCGCATGGCCGGGTCAATCACCGACGAGGCATTCACGCTGCACATGCTCGACACTGCCCGGCAGACCATGATCGACTATCACGCCAAGCAGAAGCTGGGGCAGCGCAGTGCGATCCTCGTCCCTGCCTACGACACGTCGCTCGTCGGCACCCCGCAGGAAAAGCAACTGCTCGCGGCGCGGGATGAGCTAGATCGGGTGATGTAATGGGCGTGCAGACCCGGTTCGGGACGGCGGGGGCC